TCTGCTCTATCTTTACTGGCAGAGACAACAAGGAACTTTAATTGTGGATTCATGCGTAGTTTCCATACGACATAGGTAGATGTAATCCAACTCTTACCCACGCCTCTAAACGCCTGTATGATCTTTCTACGGGGTCCATGCTGTAAATACTCAGCTATGTCTAATTGAACAGGTGTGGGGTCAGGTAGGTTAAGATGTCGCCACGTTATGATTAGAAAGTATCTGAAGTCTTGTAGTTTCTCAGGAAGCGGTTGCATATTGTTCAAAAAAATTTAACTGAGAGGAAGGTAACAAAGCTTTATTAATTATAAGTTCTTTTTGTATGCAATCTTTTGTAAATTTTTTAGTTTCATTTCCCCAACAATCCCAACCGTCAGTTTCTTCTCTGGCAAATAATTCTATTTTTGGAAGATCACCACTACATTTAACGATCATATCTTTTACACAATTAGGTTTTTGTGAATGTTGTCTTTGTATATTAAAAAAAATATTTTTTGTATTTCTGTTATTACATAGTTTCTTACCTTTCACCCCAAAAATAATATGTTCTGTTGCACCTCTAAAGTAATATCCCATGCCCATTATCGGACTACCATCTTTATAAGTTTTTACCCAAGTCAATAATGTTTTATATTCAAAACCCCAACTTTTACATACTTCTAGACCTTCAGAAATAAATGGATTTGTAACCCACATGTATAGGTGACTATTATCTTCTGAAATATTATTTACTGGTAAATCTTTTATAGCGTCAAGTGACATAACATTATATTTACTTTCAGCAGAATGATTACCATTTCTTTTGTACTGCCAAGGGGGATCAGCATAAATAATATTATATTTTTTATTAGGAAAATTAATCAAAAGTTCATAGGTTATCTTTCAAGAGCAGGTATTACATCAAGGTCTGGAAGGTTTGACATAAGATCTTCCATGGGATTATTTGCTGTGGGGATACATTCAATACCATTATCCTTTAACAACTGTCTAGCTACGTTTAAATCACCAGGTTTTGCATCTCCACTTCTTACCTTATCTAACAATTCTTGTATAAGAACTGTATGCAGATTTTGTAATAATTCTAATTTTTTGTCGTTACCCATAATTAGAAGTCTTTTGAAAATAATATACCTTGTTTTAAGATATTATGCCTATCATAGCTTTAAGTTTCTGAATTATAGTCTTTTTTTTTACTCTTTTCTTTTTTTGTAAGGCCAGATTCTTAGTCCGATGGTGTTCTGCCATTTCATATCGCATTAGTTTTATTTCTGTTTCTTGTATCCGTTGGATGGCAGCCATGATGAGCATATCTTGTAAGCGATTTTCTTTTACCAAAGCAAAAGTATATGCTTTCAGATAACTATCTGTTAATTGATCCACCTCTCGGCATTTCATTTCTATTTCAAGTTCAACTTCGAGAGGTGGTTTTCCAACAAGAATATGAAAAAATTCTTTGTGGTTCATCTACCTGGAAAGAGTGCTTGCTCCAACATATCGCATAATTTGTCATCAACATCATTATCTGTTTTTTCTACACAGGCACGAACAAGATCCAGTGCAAGTTGACGTATTGCTTTTGATTTGAGAAAGGTGAGAAGAATTGGTTTTAGTAGGGCAAGCATGAATTTAGTAGTATATACTTTCCAATTATGTACTTATTTGCTAATTTTGGCTTGACTCCTCACACAAGTCAATAAGCCCTATTCTCCCCAAAGTAGGGTTTTCTTATAACTAACATGGAAGAACAAGAACAAAGTAAAGTTGAAACCGTAGTCAAGGTCTGTGTTTTGCTATGGTCTGCTACTTTATTAACGCTGTCTTATTATGAGACACCCAACGGTAAAAAGATTGTAGATTTTGACCCAACATTTATTGCAAGTATTTTTTCAGCTAGTACTGCTTCACTAGGTTTTTCTATAAAAGGTAAGAAGAAAGACAATGGTGAGGCTAAAATAACTGATAATAAGGAATCTAAAGTAACTACCCAATGAAAAAACTTCTACCACTTTTGCTTCTATTACCAACAGCAAGTTATGCAGACATCACTTCGTCAATTACATCAAGTATAAAGTTAGAAGTTGCAGCACCAGGTACTACAGCAGATCGTATAGGAAACTCATATAGTGTTTCTGGAACTGGAGTTAATACTACAGATGGTACAACTACTGGAAGTGTAGGTGGATTAGGAGCAGCAACTAACGGAGTAAACGCTTATACACCAATTACTGCAAGTCAATTAACTGCTGGCGAAAGCTTTACTTACACGGTTTCACATACTACTGGAGATACAATAGCTACTACACTAACCACAGGTGAGGTAAGTCCTTTTGGTGATTTAACAAGTACAAGTGGAGGTACAGCTACAAACCTAGCTGGTACTGTTGATAATCATGTAATTACTCTGACTGCTGGATCTGCTGGTACTACGGCCACAGGTTCTTATGTGACTTCTGTAACGGTAGACTGATGAGCTATGCGGAAGCTTTTATTACTGTTTTTCATATATGTTTTACCAGCTAATGCAAACATTGTTCCTAACTTTACTACAGGAACTATGTCCAGCACTACGAATACCACAACATCTATTACAGAATCTATTACAAGTAAAGACTATAAAACTGGTTACGAATATACAGTCACAGGAACAGGCATTAAACATGATGGGAGTAGTATGTCACCCAATGCAGTACAAGTTACAGGAACTGTAGGAGGACAAAGTTATACATGGACAGGAGCAGATATGACAACAAAACCAAACTGGACACAAACAAATCCCACATCGGGAGATGCCTTTCAATTTACAGAAACATATTCGGGTCCAGGACTTCAGA